AAAGGAATCATTCTTTGAACTAAAGAAACGTTCTGCATTCTATGAATGTTTGGAGTGTAAACCATATAAGACAAAGAGACCTCTGATAATTTTGATTTTTTTCTAGACATGTTTTTAGCTAAACCATAATCAAATATAAAATCTGTTCCAACTATATATTTTCCGCTATAAACAACTTTAACAGAATTTCTTACAACCTCTCTTTTGTTTTTAGATTTTTTAGGAGCCTTATAATTATATCCTCTTTTACTAACTGTATATCCTCCATAATTATTTTTCTTCTTTTCATAATTCATATCATAAGTAGATATAAACTCAGCATCAAGTATCTCTATAGAAAACTTATCGTATTCATGGTTATAATCACCTATGCCAGAAAACCTACCATTATTCATGTAGTCTGTGTCTTCTGTTTTTTTTGCGTAATTTTCAGCTATATCTTTATATTGTTCTTCGGTAAACTGATCGCCAGCCATTTGTTTTAATTCAGCTATAGATACTGTGTAAATCTCCCCAGCATGCTGTATGTTTTTATAATCAGGGTAATTTGTGTGAGATGTTATTAAATTAGAAGGGTCAACATATCTTATTTTAACTCCATAAGAAGGATCGATATATGTTTTTATAGAAGCTGTTCCAATAACAACCATATCTCTAATTAACTTTCTCCTCATTTCTTCAAAATCATTTTGCTCCATCACAAAAGTAATTCCATTCTCTACAGCTATTTCTTGAGCTTGCTTGTAATTTAAAGACATAAATAACTTTATCTCCTCATAATCTTTTGCTACAAAACCTGGTTTACTATATTCTTTACCTGTAGCTTTAGACATTTTTGCTTTAATAGGAGCGGCAAGCATATCAGCTAACATCTGCTTAGCATCTTTTCTTCTTATATCTATTGATAAAGGATCTATAGCGTTTGCCTTTACAGTGTGTTCTTGGTTTATAATACTACCACAAACCACATCAACAAATTTAGGTATAATAGAAACAGGAGTCCAATCTATATTCATATATGAGCTATCCCCCTCTACATCTAATAAATCTTTATATTTACCAACGCTTTGAGTTCCCTCAGCATAAGATCTCATTTTTTCGAACTTTCTTTTTCGATCTTGATAATTCATGTGACTATTATGTTTCCAGTCACTGTACATTCTTTTAAGATACTGAAGGCCATATTCGTTTTTAGCCTTATCTTCGTTGCTTACAAAAATAGTAGGATACCCCCCTATAGTTTCAAATTCTTTTTTCATCTATATTTTCTTAGATATTAATCCTGAATTATTATATTTTTTTATAAAGTTAATACTTATTTTTTTAACTTTCTTTTGTGTAACATGTTTTTGGGCTCCCAATAAAGCTAAGCTAGAGGCTACCGTAGCATCATACTTTGTTCTATTATCTGGCTCAAAACGACTCCAATCATCTAACAACCTATTAAAATAACACCTTCCCATTTCCATAGTGTCTAAATTAAGTATTCCTATATAGTCATACACATAAGAAGCTATAGCCTCTGTTTGTGCATTTAACACAGCGACACCTGTTGATGGTATCCCTTTTGTTTTTTGTTTTCTACTGCTATCTGTATGAGTTGATTCTGGCCTATCCATTAAATACCCATAATAACCTCTTCTTTCAAAATACTTTAAAATCCCTATTTTATTATTTTCAACTAATATAGGGCACCCATAAAAAACACAAGTTTTAAGAACATCTTCATAAAACATTTCTGCTTTAGGTGGTCTTGCTATATACTCGCAAACAAAAACATTAGAAAAATCATCCATCATTGTAAATTTTTTATACACATAACATGCCGCATCTGATCTTCTTCCATCTGTTGTTGTATCATGATCATAAGGATCACATCCAGCCACCATTTCTATATCGTTTCCAGGGTATTTTTTATTACCCTTCATCTTAATACTATTTCTTCTTTCTTCAGGAGGTATCCATGATATTCTCCATCTTCCCGTAGAACTAGGCCTCCAAACAACTTTAGTGTCTTTTATGCCATCATTCCATATAAAATCACCTTTAACAATTAATCCTTCTGACTCTTCATTATAATCCATTTGTTGGTATATCTTTTCTACATCAAAAGGGCTGTGCCTTGAATCGCTTCTAAAAGCCTCCTCAACAGTAAAAGGTCTTTGCCTTTTTTCCTCCGAAAGCTTTGTTGTATTTTTCTTATAAGCCTCTCTTATGTTTTGAAGATATTCTTTAGCTCCAATATTTTTTCCTATAAATTTAGCTTGTTCTTTTGTAGGAGTGTTAATAACAGACATTCCATACTCATCTATAAAACCTTCATAACCATCATAAGCTGGAGTAAAATAACTATACATACCAGATCTTGTTCTTCCGTTTCCATCTCTTTCCTCTATGTTGCTATCGTCCCATATATTTTTAAATCTTTCTCCCCCAGAATCAGCCATTTCATTTACCGTAGTAGGCATAAAACACTTTCCTATAATCTTATCCCCTAATGTTAAACAAGAACGAACAACTTGCCAATTCTTTTCTACATTAGCGTCTACCCATTTACCACCCTCATCACACAAATATCTAACTAGCTTTACAGAATCATAAGAGTTGTCTTTTGTATTTCTCCAATCTATCTTACTATTCAAAGCTTCTGACTTTACAATCTTTTTAAAGTTTTTAGAAATCTTTTGCCCTGGAGCGTTAAAACTTAATGTGCTCTTTGGATTATCGCTACCATCTATAATGGGTTGAAAGAAAAAAGGAAGGTGCCTAAACATATAAACTAACTTATCAGTAAATAATGATTTAGCGTCTACCCCTGTTTTACTTATAATCCCACCATGTGAATTATACCTAGATGTTATTTCATGTAACAGCATAGCGGCACCTTTATAAGAAGCACCCTCTCTACGATGTTTAACCATCACCATTCCGAAACACTCTGGATCGTTTTTACATATTTCCCAAAAAATAAAGAACCTTCTATCCCTATCTCTATATTCAGGGTGACCTATATCTAACTTACACCAGTTTAAATAATAGTAATGCTCCCCTGTTATATACGTAGGTTTTCCATTGTTCATAAACCAAACACCATCCTTTCTTCTATCAAACTCCCTGTTTATAAACTCTGAATGATTAGCTGCTGTTTCTTCTGAAAGTGTATCTGGTAGATCTGTTCTCCTCCATTTTTGATCTTTCTTTTTTAGATCTGAAAAAAGAATGTCTTTTTTCTTTGGTTTAGGAGGAAGTTTAAACTCTAGTCCATTTACTTTTATTTTTCCTTCCATAAGAAATTTTTACCAATTATGCAAATATAGTAAAATAAATTGTACTCTCTATTTTTTAGCGTATTTTTCTGAGAAGCCAGCTTGAAATGAATTTTCTTCTTTATCTATATCTTCTTCTGTATTTTCACCCTCTATTTGTTTTTGTATTTTATTTATAGATAATAAAATTTCTTGAGCATCCATAAAGCATTCTTTTTTTGCCTTCATGGCATTTCTTGCTTTATCGTCCTGTAATTCTGGGTCTACGGGTTTCCTTACCTCATCAAGAAGTAAATCAAACGCCTGTTTCCCCGATTCTATTAACTCCTCTAATCTTTTTTTTACGTCTAAGCTTTTCATTTTTCTTAAATTTTAATAATTTATCACACCTTTCGTATTCCTCTGAATCTTCGTAATATTTTATCATTAAATCTAAAACATCATTAAATATAGAGCTTTGAAGGTCTTTTTCGCTAACTACGTTCCATAAAAGGTAGGGGACTTCGTTTGATTCTAGTATTTGATCTAAGGATTTTCTTCCCATGATAAGATCGTAAGAGTTTTCCATACATATATCTAAGATTTCGTAATCCTCCATACTATTTTTCTATTTTAGCTAATATATCAAAATTTCTCATCCTCATCAACTTTTGGCCCATAATATTCATGTCATACTCTGAATTTTCAGAAAAAATAACCTCATCTCCCTTTTTTACACCTTGTTTTTTCATCCAACTGTTCATGTGCCTTATATACCCATGGTATTTAACTTCTTCTGCAACAGGCTTTGTTATTATACCAGATTTTGTTTTAAAATCATCTTCTTTTTCTGTTTTTTGTTCTACAAAATTCCAATAATGTAACATTTTTAATTTACCATTTCTTACCCTACAATACACGTCACTCCAATGAATTTTGTAAACAAGATCTTGTTCATAAAGTTTTATTTCGTTTTCTTTTTGTGTTAAAAAATGATGACAATATACAGTGTCTCCTTCTTTTATATCTATATCAACACCCTTAGATAATGACAGTGGAGTCTCCACAACAACACCGTATTGTCTGGCTAATTTCATAGGATCATAGCTAGTGTCTATAAACACTTCGGTTCCGTTAATATTTACTGTGTCCTCAGTTGTTTTCTCAACCTTAACAAAAAAATAATCTTTAATTGGTTTCATATATTATTGTACTTCGTATGTTTCTCTTTCTTGAACGTCAAATTCTATAGCAGTTGGTTGATCAAAAAATCTTTTCCATGGTTTAGAAAACTCCTCACCTTCTGATTTTATATATACATCATAAACAACTTGCTGGTGTTTATACCAAGCTGCCTCATCTTGAATTATGGCGGTTACTTCTACCGAACCACCTAACATTTTTTGGCCCACCTTGTATGTTAAGCCTTGTTTTAAGTCTCCTATTGTTATTTTTCTTATAATAGGATTTATCGCTTCAATCGTCATTTTTACTTTTTTTTTGTGAATAATAAATATCTAAATCATCTATAGTAGTCATTGTTCTCCCGTCTATAGTAAGGTGGCCACCATCCTCAATAAGTTCTTTGTCGCTTTCGTATTCTTTTTTCTCTTCCATTATCATAGCTACTTTATAAAG